ATCTATGGTAGATATACGCAAGCAACGGCAGAACGCCACCGGCCTCAATTGCAGTGCTAACGACGTCCCATTCCATATCTTATTTCTCTGCAACTGCGTCCGCTGTGTCGTCTTCTAAGTTGCCGTCACAGTCTAATTGCATGATGCGTTTCTCTAATCCATGCCAATCGTCCGCGATAACTTCTACCGGTTCCGCGCCCTGAACGCTGCTGCAGCCCATTAGGGCAAGTAATAAAAGCAACAAATCAACCTCCCGGTGTGGTTCCAGTACGTGGAAACGCACGGTTTAGAATATCGTGGATTTCTTCTGCGGATTCCTTCATCTGTTCTACGTCTTGTTGAGTGACTGCGACCTGTACCTCAATCTGACGAATGCGATCGTCTAAATCATCAATTTGCGTATTTAACCAACCAAAAACAGCAGCGATTGGGAGCGTAACTGCTCCAGCTCCAGCGGCGGCAGCTGTTTTGGCTTCCATGGTTATTCCTGTTCCGCTTCGGGTGCGGGTTCTGGTTCTGGCGCGGGTTCTGGCTCCGGTTCCGCTTCGGGTTCTGCTTCCGCTGATAGTTCTGGGTGGATTGCTTCAAGCGCGGCGATCCGTGATTCCTGATCAAGAACTACAGATCCCCCGTACATAATCGCGGCCACTAATCCAGCGGCACCACCTGCCAATTTTTTATCCATCGTCATTTCCTCCAAATGCATCAATCAACAAATCCGCTATAGCGTTCAGGAGCCTAGACTCCGCGCGCTCTGATAGTCCGGGAATGTCGATTGACTTATTAATTAACTCTATCAGAAAAGCGCGCCGCGCCTCTTCGTCATCGCCGTGCACTTCTTTGGCAAGCTGAACCGCCCGACGGATAATGCGCCGCCGTCGTTCCCTGCGTTGTTCTTTGCTTAGTCCCATATCTCAATCCTGCAGCAATGTATAAGTGAACGTATCCCAGCCGCCGCCGTTCTTTGTGTATTGCATCCGACACAGCTGCCAAAAGTCTTCAAAATCAGATTTGACGCGGAAAACCTGACAACCGGCGGAAGCATGGCCAACGATTGCACTAATAGAATTGCCTTGGTGATGAAAGTTTATTCCATACCATCCAGTCTTGACCGGCGCGTCTATGTCTAGTTTGTGGTCTTTGTTGCCATCCCGGTGAACAGATACCGCCGTGTTCTGTACAAGGCACTCGTAGCGCCCGCGATGGCGTCCAAAAGTCCAGCCAGATCGATACTGTTTGCTCTGTAGAATGGCGGTTCCGGCTGGGTTACCGTTTTCCAAATATGGAACGCCGGGATCTGTTGTTATCTGGTACGCCCTGCAATGCCAGCGTTTATCCAGTTGATACCATACCTGTAATTCATCATCGAATTGTCCGGCCTCGATATTTGGTGAACGGATACCGATAATGTTTAGATCGTAGTCTCGGCCAGACGCAAACACGGCATAATCTAACGATTTAACCCGGCGCAGTGTTGACGGAAGAAAGAAAGACATCAGCCACCAGCGGCTTCGATTGCAGCGGCCATGATTGCGGTAACTTCCCGCCGGTGGGCGTCGTTCCGGTCTACGTCTTCGGTTTTGGCGGCTGGAACAAATACCTGTACCAAATAGCCTTCAATCGGCCCAGATTCGTCGCCGTTGCTTTCTATAAAGTTCAAATTAATCGCGTCACAGTGTGCAACTTTGCAAATTTCATCCATTAGTAATAAGCCTCTACGACCATCCGCTCAAAGGTTATAGCCTGCGATCCATTGTCACCATTTTTTCCAAGTAACGCGGCTACCGGTCCGGTGTCCCCGTCGCTGTGTTGCCAGTAAAGAGTAGGATCGTTTAGCTTGCTAGTTGAGTACGGGCTTAGCATTGTGTTGCGATAGGTATGCAGATGTTGACCAGTCTTTATATCTACAGTGTTGTCGTCTCCGTATGTTCTCCAAGTCCCGGACCCGCCATCCTCAACCGACAAAACAAAGCTAGCCGCGTTATTGCTTGCAATTGTAGTTGCGCTTTGCTCGCTGGAACTTGTGCCGCCAAAGTTGCTAACACCCACAGATCCATACTTTTTAGTGACTGGGCTAGCCGTTGAATCGGTGCAATCGTATTTGATGAAAACACCTGGCGCGTATGGCTGTTGGTTATTCACCCAATAGGACATAATACCAACGCCCGCATAATCTGAGTTATGACTATACACAATGCCAGACGCGGACGCGGATACGCGGATTCTAGGAAACGAGCCATCCGCTAGACGCGGATAATTTTGAATTAACCAGTCTAGCCTAAACTTTTGATTGTTGGATTGGGCGAAGTCAATCACCAAACCAACGCCGTCCGTAATGGTTGCCGAAAATGTGGCAGCGTTACCACACCGGCAATGGTACTGATAGCCGTCGATGGTTGTTAGGCTTCCGGCGTTTTCTGCCAATGCGCCCGCCGTCATGGTTTTGAAGTCCAAATCCATAATAGTCCGCCAACGCGGAGACAAATCCGGACGTATAGATTCGAAGCCAGTTAGACCGGCTATTCGGTTCCGCCGTCCCATTAGGCTGTAACCTTGTTAACGAATCCAAATAATGAAACCTGATTTGCAACTGATGCCCATGCTTTAATTACAAGGGAGTTTTGCAGAACCAGACCGGGTACGATTAACATCAATCCTTGCTGAGCTGGTACGGACACTTCGATCAAATCGTCCGGATCAGTTGTTCCCCCAAATTCAATTGTCACAAGTATGGCGGCCGTTGAGCTGTTGTTCGCATATACGAACACTTCGTCGTAATTGTTATCACCGGTTCCAGACTGCGCAGTGTGAACCGTTACCGCAGCGCCTGTTGCGGTTCCGGTAACCTTGATTCCGCGTCCATCGGTAGAACCGGATAACTCTTGTTTCGTAAATGTGGCCATAGTATTTTCCTAGCTAAAAACTTGAACTTCAAGAATCGAAGCGCCGCCGCTGCCGGATGCGCTGCTATTAATGGTGACGGTGGTTCCAGATACCGAAGTGGTAACATTCGTTCCACCGGTAAACGTTAACGTTCCGGCGCCGGTAATCGCTGACGCGCTGCCACTGTCGGCGGCTGGCGTTACACTTGTCACAGTTCCGTTGTTATCCGCTGCGAGCGTTACCGTGGTTCCGGATACCGAAGACGTAACACCAGTTCCACCCGTAAACGTCAGAGTACCGCTGCCGGTAATCGCTGAACCGCTTCCGGAATCTGCGGCCGGTGTAATGCTGGTTACTGTGCCGTTGTTGTCTGCTGCAATCGTGACGGTCTTCCCAGATACGCTGGTGGTAACTCCGGTTCCACCTGAATAGGTTAGCGTCCCGCTAGTGGTAATCGCTGAACCGCTTCCGCTATCCGCTGCAGGTAGAACGCTGGTGACAGTTCCAGAACCGCCGCCGGAGCTATCTGCGTTTGTAGGTTTTGAAAATCCCATTTCCTATTCCCATCCGACAATTATCATGTAGACGCTGTTCACTGCATTATCTGAACCGGTGTTCGGTACTGACTTGTGAAAGACATCGCCCGTTGATGTATAGAATGGGATCCCGGCTGATTGATTGTCTACAACGCCCGCCGCTGTTCCGTTCTCTACGATAATATTATTTCCAGTTCCGCCGCTCGTGACGGTCAGTTTGGGGTCAACGGTTGCGCCGCTACCGCTGGCCAGCGTGCATTGTTGGCGAACGATGCGGCCTTTCTGAAATCCCAAATCAATCGTTTCTTCGGTAGAGCTAGAAACGCTAGTCTCGGTGATGGTTACTAGAACTTCGTTACCCTTTCGGGAAACTGTATTAGCCATAATGTAGCCCTCCGTCAGTCAATCAATCTGGGCGTATTTAGTATATCAGAAAGTCCGGTCGTTCCGGTCTGGAATGGTGTCAATCAATAGTGTAAATATCCAGCTATCAACGTCCCACATTTTACCCGTAACCAAACAAACTTGGTCCGTAAAGTACAGGTTAGAATCTGTTAGCGTTACAACGTCGCCCAGCTGGATTGATGCTAGCCGCGCATTCGCCCGATAGTCAACGGTCCGCGCTGGCAATGCTTCGATATCTGTTAAGTATTTAACGGTTCGTTGTGCCGTTGTTCTATCGTAAATGTATGGATGTTCAAAAGAACGATAACGAACACCATAACGGTTGATAGATTGGCGCGTGGTGGTGGTGCTAAAGCTTGAAGGGTCGCCCGTTGCTTTTGTTCCCGTTACCGCGTAATTTCTAACGTTTCCAAATTTGGCGGCTATTGCGTACCCTAAGCGAATACTGTTAAAAATGTTTTCCAGCTTTCCTTCAATTTGCACTTGGGATATTTGTTGAAATTCTTCTGACGCGGATAGCTTCAAACCGGTATCCGGTGCCGCGCGTGTATCGTGTACGATTGGATAGACACCCAATGCGCCGCGCCTGATTGTAACCGGGAACGCTTCGGCAATACTTGAAACCCACTCCCAAACGGAAGCCGTAGGATCTGAGATGTACCCGCTTAGTTTAAATTGATTCAAATAATCGGAAGCGGTTGCAAACGTTGCGTGATCTACGGGTAGCGTTGAATAGGTCATAGCCCAGCGCAACACGTCACCCAGTCCGGTCAATTCTTCATTGGTTGACCAAGGGTTTTTTATTGCTGAACCGTTATTCCAGCCTATCCAGAATTCGCGCTCGGTTAGGTCAATATCAGAAGCGGAAGAAACATCGATGGTCGCCACCGGTTGGTTTAGACCATCGACGCCATTGGTAACGCTGAACGATTCGTAAGTGTTGCTATCAAACACCAGAACAGATGAAGCGTTAACGTGATGGCCAGCAATTAACAGCGTCAACGCTTTATCATTGCTAGTGTTTAGGTTGACGATATAGGCAGGGCTTCCGCTGGTTGTTTTGCTTAATCCTGATGTGGTCGTGTATTTCCCCGGTGAACCAAACGCGATTGGATACGGTTTGCCCTCGTGAATTTCTTTCCCTGTTGTGGCTACGTCTGGAAACGTATCAACAGAAATCGACGCGGACGCGGCTAGTATTGCGCCAGCGTCTTCAGCCAAAGTGCTTTCAATACTGCAGGTGATATACCCGGTTGGTTCATCTGGGAATCCGTATTGCGGTTCCGATACGTTGCCAGATAGCACCACTAGACGCCCTTCGTAGGTCTGCTGTATCGTTCCGGCTTGAATCGTTACGCAGGATAATTCTGCATCGTTGCCGCCTAAGATGTGGCCCTTTTGGATTAACTGGGCGACGTTGACAGCCAAATCCAGCTGTAGGCTAATGACCTGTTGGTCAATAGAGTGCGAAAACCGATCAAGACTTTCCTGATAGCCGGGATCATCCAGCCCGCCCGCGTAGCTAATGATAGATCCATCGTCTTTGGTAATGTCTAACGGCGTAGAGCTGAACCGAAAGGTCTGGCCAGCAAACTCTACTTCCAACAGCCATAGCAGACCGGCGCCGGAGACGGATGGTAATCGACGCGGCATCTATACGATCTCGGTGATGTTGACCGAAGCCACACGGAAAACTTCGCCGGGATCGACATCTTCATCACCCACCACAGACTCTATCCGCGCTGGGGATGTAATGCGGCCCGCCACAAACTGCTGCCGCCGGTTCAGCGTTACCGGGTTCAGCGCCTTCGATACGCTTGGAAGATATACCACCGGCTTATTTGGGCCGTCTAGCATGCTGATTATTCCTTCCATTTGATACGGCGCTTCGCCGGTGGTGCCTATTGGCAAAGCGCCGCCCGCTGTGTGGCCCTTGATGTAATCTGGGTCCGGCGCGCTACCTTGTACTTTTGACACGTCCACACCATCAGTCCATGCAAATTGAACGGTCCTTTGCGCTGGCCCAAAGTTGTTAGACGTAGCGGTTCCATCAGTGCGCGCTATCAGGCTGGTGTTTGGTGTGGTTTCGATGATGCGCCCGCGTGAATACTGACGCCCGAACGCCTCTACCCATCCAAGAATGGCAGACCCAACGGTAAAATATCCGTCGACGGTGGACTGTGCGTTGATCTTTAATCTATACGCTGCGTATTTGCTGCCGTTCAACTTGGCCACGATGGTTACATTTTGCGGGATGATATAGCCCAAAGAACCCGAACCCTTATCCGAAGCAGTAGCGCCAGATAGAAAAATCTGTGGCGTCTTTGTTGATGTTGCTGCAGTCCCGTCCCATTCTCCAGACGTGTTGGTGGTTATTCTTCTTAGCTCTGTTCCGCTGCCGTCTTGAAGTCCAAAGGTCGCGCCCTCAAATTCGTTTGTCTGCAGGTAGATAGCTTTCGCCGTAGACGCGCCAGGACTAATGGTGTTCCCGTCGCGCACCCAATCCAAAGACCCAAGGCCAGACGCGGTATCAATTGCCGCGATGCTCTGCCAGCTTGTTGATGTGCTGTCATATCCTTGCAGTACTCCGGTTTTCCAGTTGATACCCAAAAGGCAAAGCGCAATTACATCGTTGCCCGTTTTGGAATCGTCAGCGCCTAAGATAGTATTGTCGAGTGCAAGCGCGATAGTGTTTTCTGTTACGTTGGTAGATCGCCATTTGACGCGCGGCGTCTGACTTTCGCTAAAGAACATCCGCTCCACCGGGTAACCATAGCGTGTATCTATATGGTATTGGTCGCCCAGTCTGGCTGGTCCATCGTGCGCGGTTATAAACGTTCCCGAATCAGTGTAAGAACGGTATCCGGTTGGCGCGTATGCTTTAGAAAACAGATCGTCCGGGTTTGATTGGCTTACAATGTTAATCCCTCCGGTGCTGTTTCCGCGCGCTACATGAAACTCCGTCCAATTGCTTTCTGCGGAAGACGTAGCAATGTGGCCCCAGGTGATGTTAGAAGACGAAGCCGGTGAACTTGTATCATTAGCCAATGTAGATCCACTGGTTGATTTAATCCAATTTCTGTCGCTGGCTGAAGTCTTCGGCCTATACCAAACTTGGATTTTTCCATTGTTTTGTCCGGTCGATCCACCGAGTATTGCCACAATGAATTCATGTTCATTCGTCATGGTTATCGCAACGTCTGCGCCGACGTTTGATGATCCGTTGTTATCGCGGACCCGGAAACCTGAAGCGCTAAAGCGAATCGATGCATCGTAATCGTCCGAACTATCAGCCAACCGAAGCCGGACCGCTACAATATCGGACGTTAAACTACCAGACACGCAGATCAAAGAAAATCGGACAATATACCCGGCCAGATAGACCGCGCTAGTCAAATCGGCGCCGTAGTACCTTTCTTGAGTTGATGTATCTATGTTTAGATGCCCGCTTGTCAGAGCTTGCGTACCCGCGCCAGTTGTAGCCCAGACGCCTGTATCACCAGGCAGATCAAACGGAAGCCAGTTTTCAGACCATCCGCCGCGTTTGGTTAGCGCGTTGTATCCCTGTATTGCTGGCATGGTTACCGTAGAACTACCACCAAGCGCTAAGAACGATAGGCTGTTGTCTTCGTTGCCTGGATTTGCTGCATGGTTGCACATAAGCGCAACACGTCCGCGCGCAAAACATGCAGAATAATTAGTCGGGAACGTTGTTTGATCGTCGCTTCGCCACCACAAACCATCCGTAGCCAATCCAGATAGCCCCAGCGGTTCTACAGTTATTCCGTCATCTAAACTAATAGCGGCGGCGCCGTATCTTTTAGAGGATAGTGTACCGGTGGCATACAAAAGAATTGCGCCGGAATCGCTAATCGTTGCGGTTAGATCTCCATCGTCTGCGGTTGCGGTAGTGTTTCCAAACGGCAGCGCGGTATCGTACGACGTAGAGTTTGGCGCGGTTGATAGCTTTTGAAATGCAGATCCAATCCTTGAAATATAGATATAGGTAGAGTGCAACGAAGATACTAGAAACGCGCCCGCGTGATAATTGATGTTGAACTTGAATAAGCCTTTTTGAGGTGTGTCAACGCTGCCGGTAGTGTTTGGTCCTTCCTCTACCTTTGTAAATACCAGTCCAGCAGAATCGGACGCGTATTGCGTGTATAAGTTTTGATTCGTATAGCTGGTGTTATTGGATATAGTCTCTAACAGTAGCAACACCTGACCGCCGCCGTATGCAGCGCGTATCCGCCGCAAGTTATACCCGCTGGAAGCAGACGATAGGCTGACAGGCGCGTCTAATACACCCGGCGATGCTTCGGTCCAATTGGTTCCGCCGTCTGTAGATTCGTAAGCTGCAACATTTCCCAACGCGTTTGATTCTGTCAGGAAGTAAAGAATAAGACGATCGCCGGGTAGCTTGACCAAACACGGATGAAACCCGGCGGACAAATCAGCGGACGGCGCGCTATCCTGTTCATAGACCGTAATACCGGTAGCAAACGTATTCGCATTTGCTGCCATAATTTTGATTCGTACTTGGTGCTTAGCGGCTGTTTGGCGATGAAATGCGCAAACAATAGATTGGTCATCAAGGCAAACCACAGAAGGGTGCGTTGCGGCCTGCGTTACTGACCCGCCGCCGCCATCCGTATAAATGACGGATTGATAGTTGGTGATCAGGTTGGGTGCATCCCAGCCGCGCCAGTTGGCGTCTCCTTGTTTTTGCCAGACAAAACCCCCGTAGCCTGTTTTCCCTGGATGTCCTGGCTTTTGGGAACGGATCCTAAGTTGTCCGGATGCGGCCTGCGTACCGCTTGAAGTTAGACCTAACTCGTAATTACCTTGTGCCGCTGGTATTCCCGGCTGTGGATCTGCCTGCGTAAAACTTGATTGTGCAGCCCAAACGCTGGACAGCCTGGGATCTGCAACCAACAGCCCGCGAAAATAATCTTTTGATACGTCTGAACCCATCGTTAATATCTCCGCTGGCCTACTGGAAATTGCCTTTCCTTGCTAACGATTCGACGAAACGAACCGCCTTTTTTGTATTCGTCTTGAATAAATCGATCGAAGTGTCTATAAGCCGGGACGACCACAACGCCGCCGGTAGACCCTCCACGATTCAAAGCGTTAACGCCGCCCTCACCTAGCCTTTCCGTTGCGGATCTGTTTAGAATGGCTTCACCGGGTAGAACCGATGCGGTCATTTGATCCGGCGTGTTTGACATAATGCCGCCGCGTATCATCCCACCAACGTCGAACGCTGGCGGCTTTTCTGCAGCGACGGCGCCAATACTGGCAGCAGAGGTCGCGCCAATGGCAATACTGGCAGCAGCGCCCGCGATAGGTCCCAAATCGGCCAGCGAGCGCATAACGGCTTGCTGTGTGGTCATCAGAATGTCCGCAATGGCTGCAGCCTGTCTAATGCGGAAGAACCGGCGCGCCTGTTTTCCGGATGCTTCGGCCATGTGTTGTTCCATCATCGATGTCACTTCAAGCGCGGCCCCAGTTAGAGACACTGCAGTATCAACGGTTTGATTAATGCGCTCGATGTCTGCTAGCTTTCTTTCGTTATCTGCTTCTAGTTGCCGGTCGGCCTGTTGCTGCAACGCCTCTTTTTCTAGCGTTGCGATTTCGGCCAATTCTTCGTTTTTGTTTTCTATTCGCTCAAGTCCTATGGATTTCAGCTCTGCTAACATTTCGGCCTGACTTGCGACGGTTGCATCTTTTGTAGCCTGTTCTAGTTCAGCGATTCGCGCTTGTGCCAGTTCTTGATCTTCAAGCGCGGCCAGCTGTGCAACTGCTCCGGCCATCTGTTCGGCCAATGCCTGTTCCCGTGCTTCCGCTGCCGCGCGTATCTGGGTCTCTTCATCAGCAAGCGCCAAAACGTATCCGCGTTCTGCGTCCGTTATTGTGTTCAACACGTTGGCTGTATCGCTCATAACTGCCGATTGAATTTCTAATTGCGCAGCATAGGCGGCGGCGCGTTCTAGTTCTTCGTTTTCTCTGTCTTCCCGGCGTTGGGCCAGCGTTTCTAACCGTTCGTCTAGCTGTTCTTGTGTTCGGATATTTGCTTCAACCAATTCACGGGTGCGCGTTTCTCCGGCGTCTATCAAATCGTAATAATCCCGCCGCGTTAAGGAAAAGCTTTCAAAACCTTGCTGTGACAGGTGAACGGCGGCCAGTTGATTTAGAAGTTCTGCCGTTTGTTGCTCAACGGCTCTAGTCTGTATGGCGACCTGGGTTGCGTCTTGCTCCATTTCTTCAATAGAACGGATCCGCGCATTCGATAAGTTTTCTACTTGTTGAACTTGGGCTTCATATGCAACCGTCGCAGCGTCAACGCCTTCGATTTCTATTCTGTACTGTTGATTGATTTGATCTTGAAGATCAACAAAGCGAGTAATCCTTGCAATTGCCACGTCTTGGCGCCGGTCCAATAGCTCTAGCGCCTCTTCAAGTTCTTCAACTTCGTCGGTGGTTTCCTTAAAAGCAACACCTAACGCGGTAACCGCAATTGCTACGATTCCAGACACTATTGGGTTACGCATAGCCATGCGGCCAAGACCCTCTAACGCGCCTGCAGAATCCGCCGCCATTCCTGCCATTTCTGCCAATTGCGGATTAACGTGACTAACGGCGCCAGCTAACGCCGAAAGTTGACTTCCAGTGTTCCCGGCGGCGTCTTCAACCGATTCGATATCTACAGAGGCACGGCGCGCAGCTTCGCCGGTGTCTCTAAATTTGTCCGGGACCCTTTGTTGGTCCCATTCCCGGACCGGTTTCTTAATCCCGCCCAGCGCATTGCTAAATTTATCAACACCACCAGCTGCGCGTTCTGCCGCTAATTTTAATTTTCGATCTAATTCGTTCGCGGTTCCGGTGGTGCTTTTACTTACTTCTTTTAGATTGTTATCAACCTTTGATAATTCAGAATTCAGACCGGAGCTATCCCCGCTGAATGTAAACTTGATGTCTCCGCCGCTGGTTGCCATTGTTTAGCCCGCCTTCTGCTGTAGTCTATCAAACCTTCGGCGTTTAGACCGTTTCTCGTTTGATGCGCGTTTCTTCGGGTCTTCGTTCGTTAGCCGAAAATCCGCCAGAAGCCGCACTTGCGTATCCTTACACAAGGTATGGAACCAGCCCGGTTCCCTGTTCCAATGCCGTTCCAACGCAAAGATAGCCCGATCTAGCTGGCCGCCTTTACGGCTTCGGTAAAATCCTCGGCTTCTGTTACCTCTTCCTCTGACGGCAGCGCCTCGATACATTCGGAGATCAAAAGGCTGCCAACGTCGGCAATGGTTGCCAGCGTGATACCTTCGCGCATCAGGTAATCCATAGCGCGCGTCCCGTACTCCATAACGTCTGACCGTTCGGGCCGATACTTCGGAGCGTTATCCAGCTTTGCACAAATACCAATAGCCGCCGCGCACGCCCGAAGACGTAAACGACGTGGTGTATCTGGGCGGAACTCGTCTATCAAATCGACAATTGAAGCGAAGGAAGACGGCAGCGTGCACGCTACCTCTCCCAGTTTGCCAAGCGTTATTGAGTCCCGCATCAGGATTGACCGGTATAGGTAAACCCGCCTAAAACTTCCGCAGTGCAGTTCAACACGTCGGGATCGCCCTCGGAAAAACTCCAAGTAATTAAGCATTTAGACGCGGTACATGTATGGTCGGCCGAATCACCTAGATCGGTTCCTTCGATTGTAAGCTTGATATCAAGTAGATATTGCTCGTACCCAGAACCGCCAACCGAAGTCCAACCAGAAGCCGCGCCGGTTTTGTCGATTACATCTACCAACTGAGCGTTTGTGCCGTCCCTCCAGTTTCTAAAGTTGGTGCTAAAACTTAGGGTGGGAACCGGGTCGTCGCCTTTGCGTAATCCAACAATTGTTCCACGGTCGCGAATAACGATGCGGTCCGCTTTAGAGCCACCGTCAAATGACACGTCGCCGTTGTCATATGAAACGGTAAAGGTATTCGGTGTACCTGTCCCGTCGATTAGCTGAAGGGTCCCATCGCGACGGACTTTCACTACTGTAGAGGCGGCCATTGTTCTGTCTCCTAAATATCAAAGCTCATAGATTGATAATCTGTTGGTGTGGTGTTTGCTCTCAAAGTTTTCCGCGGTTCGTTCTCTGCTGCTGTTTCATGGACGGCGCGCGTCAAATCATCAATCAATTCCGGAAGA